GTAGCTCTGTTTACAAACATCATGTTTTCTTCAATAGCACCTTGCTTGTCAAACTCAGCTAAGATAGCATCAAATTCAGCTAAATCAGTTGCAGCGTTAACCCCAGTGATACCAGAAGTTAAGTTACCTCTATCTTCAATAGCAGCAAATAAACCTTCAGTTCCTACTTGATCACCAGCAGCAGTCCCGTTTATGTTATTTGAACCATCTATTATACTAGTACCTGTAACAGCTTTTTCAGACTCAAGCATTGCCATTTCAATGTAATCGTTAAAACGAGCTCTAGTGTCAGACTCAGCTTTTAAGTACCATAAATAACCTGATTGTCCATCTTCAGCCGCTATCTCTACCCAACCAATTTTAGAAACATCAGATCCAGACACTTCGTAGTAATCTTTCATGATGATTGGTTTGTTAGTGAAAGTTTTGAAAACAGGCTCGTTAGCACCTCTTGAATCACTAGAAGTAGTAGCAGTACCACCAGTTGGGTAGCTAGCAGCTTTTCCAAATTCAGAACCATAAACTAATATAGTTGTTCCAGTAGTATCAGTTGTGTCAGCTAAACCACCAGCACCTAAGTCATAAGCGTAAACTTCAAAAGCTAAATCACCAGTAACAGCTGTTACTAAACATTTATGAACTCCATTTGAGTTTGCAATAATAACCATATCGTTAACTCTAACACCGTGCTTTGTAGGTGTTAAACCATCTATATCAGTAGTAACTGTAATAGTGTTTGAAGCACCAGTTCCAGCGTTTGCACCAGTAGAGTTAGTTACTAAACCTTTGTAAGATAAGTGTAAACGACCTTGCTCAGACCAAATAACTTGATCAGCGCTCATCGCTTCTTCAGCTCCAACTTGTGATAAGAAACCTGATATTGTTCTAGGTCCGAAAACCTCAGCTTCTTTTTCCATTAGATCTGGTACGTATTGTTGACCCCACCCTGCGTTTGCAGCTGATGAAAGGTCTAGGTAATTTGAAGCTAGTGTTTGCTTTCTTGAAGCTGGAACACTATTCAAATTATCTCCTGCAGTAATTGCCATAATTTTTAATTTTTAATTATTAATTTTTAAATTTATTGTTTTTAATTTTAAACTTAAAATCAGAAGAATCATCACCTAACACTCTTACTTTCACGCCTCCAGCTTCAACAGTGCCATGACTTTGTCTTGGCTCCATATCTACATTTTTAGCTTTAGCAACACTATTTTTCATAGCGTCAGCTTTTCCTTGTTCATAAAAGTGTCTTGCAACAGCGTCCGCGTTCATCGCTGTGTATAGAGATTTATGATAACCTTTAGCATCTGATAATGTATTATTTTTATCTAAAAACTTTTTAGTAAAATTATTTATATCGCTCTGTGTTGTTTTAACCTCTTCAGCATTGTTTACATTAAACCTGTATTTTTTGTCACCGACGTTATATTCAAAACCTTTGAACTTGTCGTTAAAAACATTATTTGTTTTTTGAGTAAAAATATCAGAGTTCTTTTTAACTGTTTTTTTAGTTGCTTCTGACTCCTTGTTATATCTATTAAAGAAATCAACTGCTTTTTGCTGTTCACTAGTGAGCTTGCTTCCAGCCTTGATGTCTTCATAGTATTTAGACTTTTGCCCGTCTAGGTGGCTTTTAGCGTTTGCAACTTGCTCTTTTAACGCTAATCTTTTTCTTTTTATATCTATCTCCTCGTCTTCATCTTCATCGTAAGCGAACTGATCGTCCATCATGAAGTTTATTTCTTCGTTGTTTAAGTGAGGCTTTGTTTGTTTGTAGTACTCGTACAGCAAGTCTTCGTTTTCTAATTTGCTATAGTCTTTGTTCAACTGAACGTAGTCGTTTAGGTCACCACCAGTTTCTTCCATAAACTCCATTAACTTTTGAATGTTTTCTGGTAAAGGTTTTCCTGTAGCTTCCGCTTCAGCAACAGCTTCTTCAATTTGCTCTTCAACCTCAGCAACCTCTTCTTCTGTAGAATCCTCAGTGATTTCTTCTAATACTGCAGTTTCTTGTGTTTCTGCTTCCGGCTGTACTTCTTCTTGTTCTTGTGGGGCATCGGCATTTTCATCGACTCCAACCACTCCCTCGTTGACAGGGTTATCTTCTTTAACTTCATTTTCTTCTGGTTTGTTTGGTTTGTTTAAATCAACCTTAGTAAGCGTTTCTTCTGCAACTACAGTTTTCATTTTCATTTTGTCTTTAACCTTAGTAACATTTCCTTTCGTCTCAGTGCTATCAGGTTGTTTTTCTTTTTTTGCTTTTACTTTAATCTTGCCAGTATCGTCGTTTGCGATTGGCTCTTCTTTTTCTGCCATAATATAATATAATAATAGTTAATAAATTTATCTAGGGTCAAACGAACCTAAATCAAATCCTCCACCTAGTATATCATTACCTGCGGATTCAAAGTTTTTAGGTGGTTTTCCACTATTTCTTTGGTCAATCATTTCTGATTGTTGTGTAGCTTGTATTTTTGTTCTCTCGTCTTTACGATCTTCTTTTTCTTTTTCACCTTGCTTTTTAACAGAAGACTCCATACTTTTTAGTTGCATGTTGTATTGAAACTCTAACCCCATGAGTTCTTTTTTCATTTGAACCTCCTGCATCATGCGTTGAGATTCTATTTGACCTTTTATTTGTTCTAATTGCGCTTGACTTTGGGTTACAGCTTGATTTTTTTGAACTTCAGCTTGAGCCGCCATTTGTGATGACTGCTGGTTTAACTGGGCTTGCTGCTCCATGTTTTGTTGTTGTAACGCTTGGTCTCTATCTAACTTCTTTTTTCTACGTATCTTAAGAAGTTGGTTTGCTAACTTTATATTTTTTATCTCTCTAACATCTATAGCGTCAGCTAACTCTATAACTTGTTGTTGTAAAGCCATTTGAATATTGTTCTCTAACATCATTTTCTGCTCTTCATCAGGCTGTAGGTTTATAAATATACCAAAATCATAAAGATGTAAGTCTCCTATTTCTTTTAAAACTTCAACATTATGAACACCTATAGCTTGTATAAAAGCGTCTTTAGTTGGAGAGTACTCTATAATATCAGATATTCTAAGAGACAAAGATTCACAAACTTCAGTTGTTAAAAACAAACCAGATTGTAATATATGTCTTGTTGCTGTGTTACTATTTGCAGCCGCTAACTTCTGCACACCAACTAAAGCATTTTTATCTGGCATACTACCGTCTCTAGCTTCATTAAGTCCGGTTACATCTCTTATCATTTGTAAATAGTAGTTGTAATTACCAATAAGAGCTTGCATTTTGTTACCACCAGATCCTGATGTAATTTCTTGAATAGGCACTTTACCTGGGTTCATATCACCTTCGCTTGTAAATGATCTACCGATAACACTACCAGTTTGAAAGAACATGTTTAAAGCTTCTTGTGGGTTATAGTTTGTTCCATTACCTAAATCAACTTCAGCTAAACCATCAGCATCTAAGTAAACACCATCTGGAACCATTCTAGATAATACTTGCTGTAGCTTTAAATGCGTTAGTTGAATCATGTCAGCAAAACCTGTGATTTTTTTAACAAGCGAGTCTATTCTACCATCGTACATTCTAGGAGCTACAATATTGTAGTTCATTTTAACTTTAGTAAAATCGCTTTTTGGTCGCATCATGTTTTTAGCCATTTCCCATTTAAGCAGTTTTTCTGTACCAACTATCATAGCGCCATCGTATAAGCACTCTATAGACCTTAACATCCTACCATAACCACCTTCCTTATCTTGTGGTGGGTTAAAAGAGTCGTCTTTATCTATAATTTTATCAGCACCAGTAGCGGTTTCTTTCATCTTATACACTTCGTTCATGTAGGTTTTATAGTTAAAATACAAGACCTGAATAGTGTTGTTGTCTTCTTTTTCGTGAGTATGCCTTGAGTTATAGTTAGACCTAACGCTAGACTTATTTTTCATTATATCTTCAAGAGCTGCCTCATCTAAATGTGGAAATTGCTTTGCCAACTCATTGACAGGTATAGTTTTTACTTCACCAACGTAATATATATCGTCAAAATACGGAGACTCAGTATAAGAATAAACAAGGTTAGCTGGATCAACATAATCTATAGTAACCCCTTCAGATGTATTAAAACAAGTTTTTACAGCTCCAATTCCTAAAACCGTTAAATCGTAATAAAACTGCTTTTTAATAAGCTCGTATTTATTACCTTCCAATAGAGTGTTTATCGCCTGCTCCTCTGCTACTTCTATAGACTGCTTGTAAGAAAGCTGCATATGTAGGTCTAGTTCTTCTTTTGTTTCCGGAAGCTCTTCTACTTGGCTTTCTCTAACGTTAAGCTTTAAAGATTGAGATATTTTTTCATTAAAAGATTTTAACCTCATATCTTTTTGTATTCCTTCTATATACTCTGTTCTTTTAGCTACGCCAAAAGGATCTTGAGAGTAAGCTATAACATCATAAGTTCTCTCGGCAATACCGTTAACAACTATATCTACAAACTTAGATATAATAGGAACTGGCTTCCAGTCTAAGTTAAGATACGACAAATCACCGTTTATAGATAACTCATCTTTATACTTTTGTATCGATTGCTCTCCTCTCGCGTATAACCTTAAATTGTGAAAATCATTTTTATTAGTTCTATATCTATTAGAGCTACTGTCGTTGTTAAACCACTCTTGCTCTATTGCTTTACCTACTTTCAAACCATAATCGTAGCTTAGCTTTTCAGCGTCGCTAACTGTTTGACTCGGGAAATAACTTTTAATGCCAGACTCTGCCATATTTATTATTTGATTATTTGTGAATTGCTTCCAGTATTACTATACTTAGAAATGTTTATATTTAGTGGTTGTTTTTCAACCTTAGCATTTGGCGCGTATAAATGTCTGTTATTAGCCATAATAGCTAAACCAGAACTTATAGACGCATCATGCTTTGTTCTTTTGTTTATATCAAACTTTGCCCAATCATTTAGTAGCTCATTAAAATAACAATCACCAAATGTTCCGTCTTGCTTAATTCCAACGTGATCTTGTATGTACATCTCTATTGCTGCCGCGTGGGCTTGTTTAATATCTTCTGAGGAGTTAGGTATTCCACCTACCTCTTTTTCTGCAACAGATAATTTGTTCCACATCTTATCAGGTCTATTCATACTAAACCCTCTGTATCCTCTACGCCTCAGATAATACAAGAGACGAGGTTTATTGTTTTCTGCGAGTATAGGCATCCCGTAAAATACTAAAGCCATTAGAACGTCTTCAAAGAACATCTCGGCTGTTGGTGGTCTTGATAGGTATTCTAAAAAGAAACTGTTAGCCGGAGCATCCTCCATACTAAACCTAGTTAGCCCGTGTAAAGCTCCTTTTGATCCAACTCCATCTACTGTCCCTGATATATCATAACTATCACAACCAAAAGCACCCATATGCTCGTTACCTGGGTACTTAATACCGTTCTTAAGTATTACTCTATTCTGTATTTGCGACGGTGGTGTCCAGCTTACTTTAAACCTACCTTTTGGATCTGGATAAAATATTACTTGCGAGTCTTTTATACCATTTACCCACTGAAAATTACCTTTAGTTACACCTAGTGTTCTAGATAGTTCTTCATTGTAATCTATCTGCTCGTATAGTTTAACTAAGTTAAATATACTATTTTTTGTTTCATCTCTGAATGCATGCTCTGTGGTTCTTGGGAACTGACGGTAAAATTCGTTTAAAGCATCTTGATCATCTTTTAAGCCATCTACTTCATTTTGCCAGTTATCTATTACGCCTACATCTATTAATTCACCGTCTGGTGTAAGTCTGTCGATATCAGGAGTAGTAAAGACTGGAATTCCATACTCGTCAATAAATCCTTCGTAGTTCCACTCCATTGGGATAAAAAGAGAGTATAATCCAGACTTTGTCTGACCGTTTCTATTTCTTCT